CAAGGCTGTCGCTAAACTCCGTGCTAATAAGGCCAAGGCTCGCCGCGGCTCTTACTACTGGTGCGGTATCCACCCAGAAGTTTCCCACGACCTGCGTGCAGAGTCTGGAAACCTAGGCTGGAACTTCGCTCACATCAACTCTGACCCAGCCGTTAATAACGTATGGGCAGGAGAAATTGGCGATTACGAAGGAGCATTCTTTGTTGAGTCTTCTCGTTTGCCAAATGCTAAAGATGGCGCAGACCAGGCTACTCTTGCCACAACCGCAGTAACCGTTGCAGGTACATCAGCAGGCTTCACCTTCGGTGTTGCTTCTTCTGCTGTAATTGCAACCCGCGCTGAGGTTGGCGACAAGATTTCTGGAACTGGCATTGCATCTACAGCAAAGATTTCTGCTATCAGCACTTCAGGTTCAACAACTACATTCACTGTAGATGTTGCTAACACTGCTGCAGTTACCGCTACAACAACTGTAACTGTAACTCCAGTAACACGTGTATTTGATACTATCCTCTGCGGACAGCAAGCACTTGCTGAGGCTGTTGCAGAAGAGCCACACATTGTTATCGGAAACGTAACCGATAAGTTGATGCGCTTCCGCCCAATGGGTTGGTACGGCGTACTCGGCTTTGCACGTTATCGTGAAGAAGCACTGTATCGTATTGAATCAGGCTCCTCAATCGCTGCTCTCTAGTTGATTGACTCTGAGGGGTAGACCTAGAAATCTACCCCTTTGGGGTGAGTTCATTAGGAGGACTTATGACTGAATATATTTTCACAACTCCTGTGGTCGAAGAGGGCCCAGCAGGTCAAGCCCGCCTATTCTATTTTTATAAACTTGATAGAGGCATTACAATAGTACTAAAGCCTACAGGTGGATACGCACAGATTCGCTACCCAGTCGATGGTGACTTGAAAGCATTCCCTGAAGTATACGCAGGTGGCTATAACCACACAGTAGATGATGCTACTAAGGCAGCACTAATTGCTGGCGGTGTAGGTGTCACAGAGGATAACTTTACAGCGATATGAAACATTGGGAACATCACCCTGAGCCAGTAGAAGGATGCTTTGGCTGCAAGGGTTTGAGTATACAGATGAACGCTGGCGATGCGGATAGTCGCAGAACTATTCCAAATAAAAAGTTCAACAAAGAATTGGATGCCTACAAAGAGGCGAGAGCCCAAGGTATCCAGCCCGCTGGAACTTCTATGAAGAAGATTCAAGAGGCAGTAAAGGCTAGTGAGATACTGGGTAAACCTTATGACTCTAGCAAAATGGCACCAACAAAACATATAAACAAACAATCAGCAGCAGTACTTAATCAACTAGGAGCATAAAATGCCAATGGTAAATGGAAAAGAATTTTCATACGGTAAAAAAGGTATGGCTATGGCAAAGAAAGCAGCCAAGAAGTCAGGTAAGAAAATGGTTATGAAGGCTGGAGCCAAGAAGATGGCTATGAAGAAAATGGGCAAGAAGAAGTAGTCAATCTAACTATAGAAAGTAAAACAATGAACGAGCAAGAATATGAGAATAGAAAATCGTGGCTTATAGACACGGCAGAAACGCCTAAAGATAGAAAGAATCTTCCAAAAGAATTGGCTGACCTTAAGAAACTTTATAAGGCTAGTAGAAAAGCAGGCGGAATAGATAACTCTAATGCTAAGGCTCACGTTGCTGAACTCTATAGAAACACAAGGTCAATCAAATATAAACCGAACACCAAACTTGGTGGACGTGAGATGGACCCTACAAAGATTCCAGGTTTTAAATTTGGAGGAGGAACAGAATAATGCCAACAAGAATAGGTAATTTATCTAAACAATTTGATGGTATGCCAGGACGAATTCCTGTGCAACCTACTCCCTCGCCTTCTCCAACACCAACGCGGAAAAAATTACCAGACAAACCAAAAAGAATAAAAGGCGGCGTTAACCCTATGGGTTACACTCCTTCTATAGGCGCTGGTAATATATCTTTTGACTATAAGATGAATTAACAAAAGAAAGGTAAATAATGGAGAAGAAAGTAAAACCAGGTAAGGCTTATACAAAGTCTGGTGTAAAAACAATTAGTGGTAGTGCAGATACAACTGCTGTTCCATTATCACCAACCTTAAGACCTAATAACCGAGGCTTCGCTAAGATGCGTAAAGATTTTGAAGACCAATCAGGTGTCGGACCAGTTTATCGCTGGACATCTGGCAGATTTTCTCGGTAACAATGTCGTCAGGACAATTGAAACCGCACTACGGTTTTAACTCTGTGCAAATCAGAGATGGATATGTGGTGCGGTTAAACAAGAATGGAACAGTAAGAGCAGTACTAGGAAAGTATGGGGAATATGGCAAGCAAAGCAGACCCAAGGCTTAAGAGGGCAGGCGTAGCAGGGTTTAATAAACCTAAGCGCACACCTAGCCACCCAAAGAAGTCACACATTGTTGTGGCTAAAGAAGGTAGCCAAGTAAAGACTATTCGCTTCGGCGAACAAGGTGCCTCTACTGCTGGCAAACCAAAGCCTGGCGAAGGCGAAAGAATGAAAAACAAGCGTGCATCATTTAAAGCACGCCATAGTAAGAACATTGCTAAAGGCAAGATGAGTGCCGCTTACTGGGCAGATAAGGTGAAGTGGTGAAGAAGAAAGCAAAGTCTAAAGTTAATGAGGCTGGCAACTACACTAAGCCTGGTATGCGTAAAGCACTATTCAATAAAATTAAAGCAGGCTCCAAGGGTGGAGACCCAGGAGAATGGTCTGCTCGTAAAGCACAGTTACTTGCTGTGCAATACAAGAAGGCAGGCGGAGGATACAAGTAATGGCACTGGCTAAATCTCAACAGTCATTAAAGAAATGGACTGGTCAGAAGTGGAAAACTTCTGATGGTAAACCTTCTAAGGGTAAGAAGAGATATCTACCTGAAGCAGCGTGGGCTAATCTAACTCCTGCTGAGAAGAGAGCCACCAATGCAGCAAAGGCTAAAGGTAATAAAAAGGGCAAACAATTTGTTAAACAACCTAAATCAATCGCAAAGAAAACGGCTGGGTATAGATAATGGCAACAGGTACAGCAGGTAGTACATTCACAAGCGAACTTAATCGCTTGGCTAATAGTGGGACATATCCAGTATTGACTTCATATCTGACTGCTACTGCTGCTGCTAACTCACTAGCAGGTACATCAGGTAAGGCGCTTATAGGCGCCCTTAATCTAGAGGCAGATGCAACCCGTCAGCCTAAAGACTTTAAGGCTTTGGGCGGTATCTGTAATGAACTTGCTAGCACTACCAACCTTTCACCTCTAGCAGCCTTAAGGAGTATTAACTTATGACAACACTAAGTGAAATGATTGATGAGGTTTTAATTAACCTTTCAGGTTATACCTATCAGCAGGACCGTTCTACTTATTTGACTACAGCAGTCACAACATTAACTTCTCCTAGTTCTTCGCCAACAATCTTGAGCCTCGGCTCCACCGACTCCGTAGGTAAAGGTGTCCTAGAGGTAGGCGAAGAGTTGATGTGGGTTGACTCATTTGACCGTATTGCTAACACAGCAACTGTTGCGCCCTATGGGCGTGGCTATCTAGGCACTACTGCCTCAACTGCTGCCGTAGATACCAAGGTCACAATCTCTCCTATATTTCCTAGATATGTAATCAAGAAGGCTATCAACGATACTATCAGGGCAGTCGGAACTCAACTGATGGTTGTAAAACAAACTACCTTTACCTTTAACGCAGCCCAAAATACTTATGACTTAAGTAATCTTAATATTGAATCTATCCTTACTGTTATGTGGCAAGACATTGGGCCATCTTTGGAATGGATTAGAGTCAATCGTTATGACTTTGACCCATTGGCAGAGGCAACTTACTGGGGTGAGGGCAGTCAAACAATTAGCATTTATGATTATATTACCTCTGGTCGTACAGTAAAACTTATGTACGTTACCCAACCTACAGCATTCACATCTAATAGCCAGACTTTTACAACCCAGACAGGATATCCCGAATCAGCAAGAGACTTAATAATTTTAGGTGCAGCGTATAGACTACTTGCTTATCTTGACCCAGCACGTGCGTCTCAGATTAGCCCACAGGCTGATGAGATTGACGCCAAACGTCCGTTCGGTTCATCTAATAATGCTACTCGTCAACTTTTTGCTCTCTATCAGCAGAGACTAAGAGAAGAAATTACTTCTTTCCAAGGTCAGTACCCTCCCCGCATTCGTTTTAACCGATAGGAACATAAATGCCAATACGTCAATACTCGTCCCGTAGCCAACAGTCAACACTGACTAGTGCTATAACCGCAGGTGCTGCTACTATGACAGTAGTTAACGGTTCAGCCTTAATGGGTGGTCAGAGCATTCCTGCGGGTAGAACCTTCACTTTAGTTATAGATGTAGATACTGCTCTTGAAGAAATCGTAGATGCTACGGCGGTATCTACCAATACATTTACAATCACCCGAGCCATTGATGGTGCTTCTGCACAGTCACACTCAGCAGGTGCTGTAGTAAGACATATGGCTATCGGTAGAGACTTCCGTGATGCCAACCTACATACCCAGGCTGCTGCCTCTTACAATGATGGCGCAGGCGATGCCCAGTCAATGCACGGCATTGCATCTGGTGAAGGTGATGTAGTAGGTACAGCCAAGGCACAGACCCTTACTAACAAGATTCTTACTAGCCCAACAATTTCTAACCCTACAATTACTGGAACATCTGGTCTTGAAACCAGCATAGTATTTGAAGGTGCTACGGCTGATGCCCACGAGACTACCCTGACTGTAGTTGACCCTACTCAGGACAATGTAATCACCCTACCTAATACCACAGGTACGGTAGTAATTGCTAACGCAGTCCAGACTCTGACCAACAAGACTATGGGCGATGCCCTTAATGCTGGTGGCTTTAAGATTACAAATCTTGCTACACCAGTAGATGCTAGTGATGCTGTTCGTAAAGACTTTGCTGATGCTCAGGTTGCTGCTGCTGCCACGAGTGCTACCAGTGCCGCTACGAGTGCCTCTAGCGCGGCTACAAGCGCCTCTAGCGCCCTTACTAGCGCCAACAGTGCATCTGCTTCAGCCTCGGCTGCTGCTACCTCTGCAACCTCTGCAGCCACTTCGGCTTCCTCAGCCCAGACC